AAGGTGAGGGGTTACAGGTAATGTCTAGCAGAAAATTTAGAGCAGAAATTGACAGACACCCTGAGTGGTATGACCGTAAATCGACTAAGGATGGATATGTCGCATATGAGGGGTTAAAGTTAAAGGAAATAATATAGTTAGAATAATCTGTTAATATACACAAAAATGGATATAATGAGTAGTTTTTTATTTTAAAATATATATTTCAAGTGGAAAACTGTAAAATAAGTGGAGTTTTATATAATTTTGGGAAAGTTTTATATATAGGGGTCTCTATAGGGGACTTTACCCAAAGTACCTCAGAACTCCACTTGTTATCACTTAACTCCACTTGGAGAAAGAGAGGGTAAAATTGAGTATAGAGCATAATAATGTATTACTGGATGAGAATGGTAAGCCTATGGTCGATGAGGATGGAGATATAATTAGAATCTCTCCTAGAACAGGTAAACCTGTGCAAAAGAAGTTTTCGCCTAAGTATAAGGGTGGTAAAAAGAAAAAGAAATGCCCTAATAAGTCGAAGAATGGGAAGAACTCTCCTGTGATTGGTATGAATGGTTATGATTTGCAACCGGGAGATAATACTAATACGATGATGGTGGGGATTGAACTGTTCAACTTGCCTGAAATCGACTTTGACAATGTGGATGAGGTGAATCAGAGGATAAATGAGTTCTTTATGATTTATGCTAAGTATGATTTGAAACCGACTGTTGTAGGATTGGCGATGTCACTAGGGATAAGTAGGTACAAGCTGATGGCTATTGTTAATGATAGACCTATTAATAGTCAAGGGTACTATGCAAATGTAAACATTTCCGTTGCCACGTCAATCAAAAAAGCACACAATCTTATGGAGAATATGTGGGAGCAATACATGAACTCAGGTAAGATTAACCCGGTAGCTGGAATTTTCCTCGGTAAAAACAACTTTGGGTATGCTGATAAGCAGGAACACGTGGTCACACCAAATACGCAGAGAGATGACGACTTTAGTGCAGAAGATATTAAGGCAAGATATTTACCACCGACTATCGAAAACGACTAAGAAATTAAAAAACCACTAGCGACTATTCGTTAGTGGTATTTTTATGCGACTATATTTTGATTTTACGAATTACAACTCTTATATCACGAACAACTATGGCTAGAACCTAGCTAAATTCATTCCTGAGCGATTTTTATGCGACTATTGATAAAATTATCGACTATAAATAAAAAGTCGCTTAAAACTCAATTTTGAGCCTTAAACGACTTTTATTTAAAAACGACTATAAAACCTCTTCACGATTCCGGGCAAAATTAAATTTTTGCACAACAAAAACGACTATCGACTATCAACTATCGACTATAAACCTCTTCATGATTCAAAAAATATTAAAACTCTTTTCCCGATTCTCTATCTACCCACGTTATTTTTATATCACAGTTTAGGGCGTCGGCAATCTCCTCAAGTTCCTGTACTCTAAAATTATCACGGCTAAAAATTTGGAATAAATTTGACGGTGATTTATCTAGTCTCTTTGCCAAGTCGGAGTTTTTTATTCCTTTATAGCCCATTATCATTTTTATAATTTTTGATTGTTCCATTTAGTTATCTCCTTTTATTTTGTAGTTAATACAATATCATAAAAAATATATTTTGTCAAATATCGTTATTTATTGTAAAAATAATGCTATATATAAAGGAAGAAAAAATATTTATTAAAAAATAAAAAATATGCTTGACAAAATAAATAAAGAGGTGTATTATTTAATTACAAAATAAATAAAGTTAATTTTAAAATGAAAGTTGAGGTTGCAAGATGTTGTACAAAGAGATAAGCATACACGATTTTGAGCCGTGGGGTGGTGCAGTTAGTACCTACGAAAGATTAAGGCGTGAGGACAAGCTCAGCACTTTAGAATCACTATTGCCAGACCTTTTCGCCTATGAGGACGTTGAAGAAACGGAGCTAAATGATTTGTTAAGGTTTGACTCTGATTATGTATATAGGCTTGTAGGCTTGCCTACGGAATCAGAGATTAGGGATGATATTGAATATATTAACGAAAGAATAGAGGATGAGGAGAGTGCTATAAACGATTTAGAAACGGACATGACAGAATATGAAGAGGGCACAGGAAAATGGCAAGATATAGAAATTGAGATTTTTGAGAGATTGAAAGAAATAGAAAACTTGAAAGAGGAAAAGGAAGAATTATTTTCAGAGCTTAACAGTTTATAGAAAGGTGGTTTAAAAATGGATTATAAAGAGCACACAGGCGAGGCGTATATTGAGGTGGAATATTACACTAGGGGCGTGTATAGATTTAAAAAATCAAAGGCAAAATATACCGGGATACAAGGGGCAATAAGAAATGCGAGGGTGACACCTACGGGCGAGTTAATACTAATTAGTAAGGAAGAATATTACAAGGAGGATTAGCATGATACTACTAGCAATTATATTATTCCCAATAGCTTTGTTATTGGATTTAGCTAAAAAATCATAATGGTTTACCACCCTTTAAAGGGTGGTTTTTTAGTGCTCTGATTTATACATTTACTTGGTGGATGTAGCTGTAGAATCTAATCTTGATTAGATGTATAAAGTTTATACCCGTGGGGGATAGCTGAATCAGTCAGCTACCTCGGGTTAGTTGCTCAAATTCCCCAAAAAATTAAAAAGGCTTATAAAAAGATAAATTTATAACACATTTAGTATTGACATAATATCATCATAGTGCTATACTACACATAAAGAGAGGTGAGAACATGATATTAAACAACATAGAACTAGATGTAAAGGTCAAATGCTTAGAGGCAGATATGACCCAAGAAGATTTAGGGTCAGCCATTGGTACAACAGGTCAGTATATCAATCGAATCATCAAGCAGAAGAAAGACGGTATTGTTAATAAGACTTTTGTGTCGATGTTAGAGGCACTAGGATATGACATTGAGTTGACATATAGAAAGAGGGATGAAAAGTAATGAAAGTTTACGTAATGCCAGATAACTTTAACTCAGATTATTTTGAGGTAGACGATGATATAACAGAGGACGAGGCGAACGAGATAGCGTGTCAGTGGGTGTGCGATAACATAGCGGGTTTTTTAAAGCGAGCAGATGGTGAACCAATGCCTTGGGAAGAATAGGTGCAAATATTTTTGCATATAGTGAAGAGGGGGTGTATTCCTATGAAGAAAGCGATAGCATATATAAGAGTATCTACAGAGGGTCAGTTTGGAGATGATAAGTACGGTGTTGATTCTCAGAAACAGGCGATTTTGGATTTTGCGAATGAGCAAGGTTATCAGATACAGAATTGGTATATTGATAAGATTAGTGGTACGACAGAAGAGCGACCTGAACTTGATAAGATTTTGTATAGACCTGATGAATTGCCACAGCATGAGGCTGTGATTGTGTTTAAGAGCGACAGAATCGCTAGAGATACTAAGTTATATTTCTATTACTTTTACACCCTCGAAAAGCGTAATATTAAGCTCTTATCGTCGGTTGAGCAGTTTGATGAGGGTAATGATTTTGCGAATATCTATAGGTCACTACTGATGTTTGTGGCAGAACAGGAGCGTAAAAATATTGCTCTAAGGACTAGCAAGGGGCGTCAGCTAAAGGCTCAGTGTGGGGGATATTCAGGTGGTAATAAGCCATATGGGTATAGTGTGCTAGATGGAGTGTTGACCATTAACCCAAGTGAGCGAGGAGTAGTGGAGCTTATTTTTAAGAACAAGTCGTTGCCATTATCTGATATTTGTGATATATTACAGGAGAATGGATATAAAACCCGTAAGGATAAGAGATTCCAACCATCCACGGTTAGAAGTATCTTGCAGAATGAGAAATTTTATCAGGGTTTTTACAAGTATGGTGGCTCGAATTGGGTCAAAGGGGTGCATACCCCAATATTGATGGGGGCGTGTTAAATGTCAAGGTCGAAGAAAATTGCGAATATAATTGCTATCATTGTGTGTATTTGTTTGGTGTCAATAGTTGTGGGACTGTTTGTTATTCAGACATTGGCGAGATATGAAATCATCAAACTACCATCACCTGATACGATTAATGCAATCGAGATTATGGATAAGTATGAGGAAAATTCATATAATGCCGAGGAGTTATATAACGACGAGCGATTTAGGACAACAGCCACTATTGAAAATATTGGTGGGGATATAAATGTCGTTGGTGGAATAGAATTGACCATGATTGCTGAAAAAGATGGTAGAACCGAGCAATTTTATGCGTATTTTTACGACGATGAGAGGGACAAGATAGCAAAATTAAAGGTGGGAGATAAACTCACATTTGATGGGACTATTTTGAGTGGTAGGATTTGGAAAGAGTGTAGTATAGTAAAATAATATAAGAAGTTTAGACTAGGGGCGTTATCGCATAAGCGATAGCGTCTTTTTCTTTTGGGGGTTAAATGGGGATATTAGATAGAATTAAAAAGGAGATTGAGACGAATCTCGAGAATGTGCAAGCATATGAGGACTATTACCACATATGTAAAGCCGATATATTTGAGGATAAAGACAGGGTTATTTCTCAGCTAAAATGGTTATCAGATGAAATCGAAAAGAACATAAGCGAGATTGGTGATAATGAGGAAATGCTCAGGTTGTATCGCATACATAAACGAGTATTATTAGTATTAGCACCATGGGATTTTGAAAGCTATATGTTGTATGTGGAGTGGGAGCGTGACCCGGATAAAAAGTTTTACATACCAAGGCGAAAGGCATTGCAAGGTGTGGTGAAATCATTACAAGATTTGGCAGATGACAAGCTAGATATATTATCGATTAGTTTACCACCGGGAGTTGGAAAGAGTACGCTTGCTATATTTTATTTAACATGGATAGCAGGTCGAGAACCTAACAAGCCATCTCTAATCGGCTCACACTCTAATTCGTTTATCCGAGGTGCTTATGATGAGTGTTTGAGAATCCTAGACCCAGCTGGTGAGTATTTGTGGAGTGATGTATTTTCAGGTCTATCGGTCACTAGCACTAATGCTAAGGATTGTAGAATCGATATTGATAGGCGACAGAGATTTGAGACACTAGAGTTTACATCAATCGGCACAGGTAATGCCGGGCTGTATAGAGCGATGAGCCTATTATATTGTGATGACCTTGTATCGGGACTAGAAGTAGCACTATCGAAAGAGCGATTGGATAAGTTGTGGGGAGTATACACAACCGACCTTAGACAGAGAAAGCAAGGTAGTAAGTGTAAGGAGCTACATATCGCTACAAGGTGGTCAGTACACGATGTTATAGGACGACTAGAGCGAGAATATGGGGATAACGAGCGAGCAAAATTCATACGAGTTCCCGCTATGGATGAGAATGATGAATCTAATTTTTTCTATCCATATGATGTTGGATTTACCACAGAGCAATATCGAGAGCAACGAGAAATCATGGATGAGGCGTCATGGAAAGCTGTGTACATGAATGAACCTATCGAGCGTGAGGGTCTATTGTACAATGAAGAGGAACTAAGGCGATACTTTGAATTACCTGATGGCGAACCCGACGCAATTATAGGAGTATGTGATACGAAAGATAAGGGTAAGGACTATGCGTTTTTGCCAGTTGGATATAAATTTGGAAATGATTACTATATTGAGGATTGTGTATGTGACAACAGCTTACCACATATTGTAGACGCTCGGCTAGTTGCAGTGTTGATGATTAACGATGTTCAGATGTGTCGATTTGAAAGTAATTCAGCCGGGGGGAGAATAGCCGAGAAAGTAAATAAGGAGATAAAAGAAAGAGGGGGTAATACTCGAATCACCACGAAATATACCACAGCAAATAAAGAAACCAAAATCATAGTAAATAGTGGTTGGGTCAAAGAGCATTGTTTATTCAAAGATAAGAGTATGTATAAGCGACAGAGTGACTACGGTAAGATGATGGACATGCTATGCTCTTATACGGTGGTAGGTAAAAACCCACATGACGACGTACCTGATGGAATAGCAATGTTTTCGGAGTTCGCACAATCTATCACAAATGGTAAGATTGAAGTATTTGGGCGTCCAATTTAATACCATATATAGAATTTAAAATATTGACAAATACTATATATTGTGGTATAATATACTTATAAAAGGTCGGTCAAGGTTCAGAATGGTGCATAATTGCAAGTGATTACTTGTAGTTATGCACTATTTTTATTTGATAAGAGAGGTTAAAGTTGGCACACGAAATAGATACATCTAAGCCTAGATTAGAGGCAAAACAATTAAATGGTAGACGTGTCATTAAAGTAGGGGCGTCAAAGGTTACGAGCGATAATGTGCTTAGTATTTTGGAAAAGGTTGAAATTGACCACGATTTGAATCGTAGCGAGATTGCTTACCTGTATAAATACTACAAAGGCGACCAACCAATTAGATATAGACATAAGGAAATTCGTGAGGATATTTGTAACAAAATTGTTGAAAATAGAGCGAATGAAATCGTGGCATTTAAGGTCGGCTATCTTTGTGGTGAGCCCATCCAATATGTTAGCAGAAATGGTGGCGAAACAGTTGTCGAAGAGATTAACCGACTGAACGAGTTGATGTTCGCTGAGGATAAGGCAAGCCAAGACCAAGAGCTTGTTGAGTGGCAGATGATTTGTGGCACAGCATATAGATTGGTATTAGCAGATAAACCCGAGGAAGTCGATGATAGCCCATTCGAGATGTACACATTAGACCCTAGAGATACATATGTTGTTTACTCGAATGAAATTGGCGACAAGCCATTGCTAGCTGTTAAAGAACGTGTCGATGAGGATGGTAGAGTATTCAAATCGGTCTATACCGACACAGATTATTATAGGATTTGTGATGGTGAAATTATCGAATCGAAAAAGCACATACTCGGGATGATTCCAATATTCGAGTACCCTGCTAACAATTCAAGGTTAGGGGCATTTGAAATCGTACTACCATTATTGGACGCAATAAACACAGTCGATAGCAATCGTATGGATGGAGTGGAGCAGTTTGTACAAGCATACTGGAAGTTTGTAGGGTGTGATATAGATATCGATGACTTTAAGAAATTCCTCGAGGCGGGTGCAATTAAGATTCCACCTAATAGTCAAGGTGGCAATATAGATGTTGACCTTATTGTAAAAGAGTTAAATCAAGTACAAGTACAGACTTTGAAGAATGATATGTATCAGTCGGTACTCACAATATGTGGAATGCCTAATCGTAATGGTGGCACATCCACAAGTGATACAGGGTCGGCAGTTGTATTACGAGATGGTTGGTCAGACGCTGAGGCGAGAGCCAAAGACAGCGAGAATGTATTTAAACGCTCTGAAAAGCGAATGTTAAAGTTGGTGCTCAAAATTTGTCGAGATATGGGTGGTATGACACTCAGATTGAAAGACATAGATATGCGATTTACACGTCGAAACTATGAGGCAGTACAGAGCAAGTCACAGGTGCTAATCTCAATGTTAAATAACAAGATGATTCACCCACAGCTAGCATTTTCTCACAGTGGATTGTTTACAGATAGCGAATCGGCATACACAATGAGCATGGACTATTACAACCAACATAAAGATGATAAAACGGAAACCACCGTTTTAGATAGTGACATCAGAGAAGATGTAAAAACACAAAATACTACAGAGAAGTAAAAACACAAAGAATCAGAGAAGATGTAAAAACACAGAAAGAGGGTATTATGGCGAAGATTGATTTGACAAAGATTGTCGGATATGAGGCGATGAGTGAGGCTGAAAAGTTGAAAGCACTCGAGGGTTATGAATTTGATGACCCTGACTACACAGGTTATGTGAAGAAAGAGGTATTTGACAAAACAGCGTCAGAGTTAGCGTCTAAGAAGAAAGAGCTAAGGGATAAGATGAGTGAAGATGAGCGAAAGGCTCAGGAAGATAAAGAGGCGTTTGACGAGTTGCAGACAGCCTATGCGAATCTTAAAAGAGACAGTGAGGTCTCTAAGTACAAGGCTCAGTTCCTAGCAATGGGCTATAGCGATGAGTTGGCTACAGATACAGCCACGGCAATGGTTGATGGGGACAACGACAAAGTGTTCGCAAATCAAAAGGCACATCTACAAGGGATGGAAAGCAAGATTAAGGCAGATATCCTCAGTTCTACACCAAAGCCAGAGGGTGGTAATACCGATAAGAAACTCACCCTAGAGGCATTTAGAAAGCTATCACCAAGCGAGCGATTGGAGTTCGCAAATGCGAATCCAACGGAATATGAGGCACTATATACAGGGGGTAAAGAATAATGGCACACACAATATATAGTAATTTTTATCTATCAAATGAGATTGAGGACGCATATAAGTCACATCTCGATTTGACAAAGTTTTGTAAGGTTGACAACACTCTAGTTGGTACACCGGGCATGGAGCGTAAGATTAACGTGTACAGTGCAGTGAATGGGGCTGAAAAGCTAGCAATGGGTGCTGGAAACACAAAGTCAATCGAGGTTAAGTACACAGAAAGACCTTACACAATCGCACTAGCTCAGAGCAGATTCGAGTATTTTGACGAACAGAACATGACAGACCCAATGCTTGTCCCAACAGGACTAAAGTACATGGGTGCTGATATGTTTAACACAGTAAATGCTGATATCTTCGCTGAGTACAACAAGGCGAAACTAAAGGTACAGCCAAAGGCATATGACTTTGGTGCATTTGCTGACGCACTCTCACTTATCAATGTCGAGGACACTGATAATGACCCACAGGACATCAACGCATTTGGTTTTGTAAACCCAAAAGACATGGCACTTGTGCGTAAGGCTCTAAAAGACGACCTAAAGTATGTCGAGAGTTTTGCGAGAACAGGTTATGTAGGTACTGTAGCAGGAATCAATCTCTACACAAAGAAAGACGCAGTAGCTGGTACTTGCATTGTCGGTGTGAAAGACGCTGTAACACTCTTTAACAAAAAGGGTACAGAAATCGAACAGCAGAGAGACGCAAATATTAGAAAGAATAGTATTTTCTCAAGAAAATATTATGTCGCTGCACTCACTGATGAGACAAAGGCAGTGAAGATTATCATCACACCTTAATTTGGTTTTCATTCATTTTTTCTTTTCAATGGTAAGGGGGTAGCAAAGTGACAGATGATGAAAAACTCAGTATGGTAAAGACAATGTCAGAGGGGGTTGACACTGATGAAACTTTGCTCACCTACCTCAAAATTGCAGAGAAGAAAGTATTAAACAGGTTATATCCGTTTGGTGGCGAAAATAAAACGATACCTGAGAAGTATGAAATCATGCAATGTGAGATAGCAGTATATTTGCTCAATAAAAGAGGGGCAGAGGGGCAGACAATACATACTGAAAATGGTATCTCTCGAAACTATGAATCCGGGGATATAGCTGAAACGCTACTTGCTCAAATCACACCTATCGTGGGGGTGATGAAGTGAAATGCTTAGAGCGAAATAAGACATCATTTTGGTATTCGCCCTATATCGACAAGTCGGAGATAATCGACGAATATGGCAATGGGACAGGTGAGTATCGAATCGATAGAGCCAATCCAATAAAACTCAGAGCTAATATATCGTCGGCAAAAGGGGAGACAGAAAGTCAGCTTTTTGGTGACACTGAAAATTACTGTCTCTTAAACACATCCG